CTCGGAGATGTGTATAAGAGACAGTGTTAAGGTCGCTTTGTTGGAGTTAACAGTTAGAGCGCCACCGTCGTCAGAAACTCTGCAACGGAATTTGAAACCATCTAGGTCTGCCTTAGCAGCACCAGTGATAGTTAGAGTGCTGGTGCCAGTGCCACCGTAGACACCTGCGTCCTCAAGATTTGCCCAACGTGCAGACTGCGAAGCGGTCTGGACCTGCCACTGGAATCCGAGTGTGCCTGCACCACCAGATGCACCAACAACGAATGTGCCAGTGAATGGGTCTGCTGCGTCAGCGACATCAGCTGGTTGTGCATCGATGCTGATTGCTGTAGGTGCTGCGTCTGCTGCCACTGCATCGTCTGCTTGGTCACCAGCAGCAAGTGCTGTCTGAGAAATAGCAACTAGACACTCTTGACCTCTGTAGCGTAGGGTGCCATCAGATTGCTCAACAGTATAATACGCCCACCAACCAGGAGAATTGAATCCTCTAGCACGGTTTACTTCTAGCGTTGCTTCGGTGTTATCAATAAAGATAAGTTTTCTGCCTGTGGTGTCCATGTTTTCCAACGTGGTTGACCACGCAGGTTTGTCACCAGCAGCGTCTGTCTTTCCCCATAGAGGCATGGTACAATTCTCCTAACGGTTGTTATATCTAAAGTATATTTATAAAAAAAGGGGCTTGCGCCCCTTCTATCACGCTTCTTCGCGTGCCTGAATTGCTTGCTCAACAACAGCAAGTAGTTTATCATCCATGTCAGTCTTTGTTAGTTTGACTGCCTTGCTTAGGATAAGTAAACAGATTTCGACAAGTTTCTCACCAAGTTCCTCGTTTTCGGGAAGCTTAGCGACAGCATCAGAAACAATCTTCGATGCTAATGGGAGGAGGAATGCTAACATGATTTTGAGTGCAATGTGCTAAGCTATTTATTCTTATTCTTATGCTTCCATGCAGTTGCATAAGCAATAGACTTTTCATCCTTAGTCAACTTGCCATCCTTAGCATATCCTTTTTTGATATGCTTAATCATCCTCTCGTATTTTTTGCCAGGAGGTGCCTCCTCCTGACTCAATACTTTTTTCCCTTCTTGCTGCTACCGCAGGAAGACTCTTCTACTTTCTTCTCACCTTTCTTTTTGATGTTACCAGGGTCACGGTCATCAATCTCAGGCATGACTTCAATCTTTGCCTTTGCTTCTGCAGCAAGTTGCCACATTTCTTTCATCGACTTCTTATTTTTCTTACCACGAAGAATGGAGAAGTCATGAGCGTCAATCTTGCCATTCTTGTTAGCATCAATCTTATGCTGACCACCCTTGAGTCCCTCTACGTTGAGAGTCTTTGGATAATCTTTGTCACCTTTCTTAGCAGGTGCTTCACCACGCTTACGCTTAGCATGGATACGGTCCCATAGACCTTTCTTCTTACCTTCGTCTAGGTCCTCTTCCTTGACACAGTTAGGGACTTCCTTACCACCTTTCTTCTTGGTGCCCTTCGCCTTGTAACCATCCCAGCAAGTAGAAGCGCCAACATTCTTGCGTGCTTGCTTCATGCCTTCTTCAATCTCAACTTCTTCCTTGCGATTCTGCTTGGAAGAATTGCAGTCAGCATCACCGTGCTCAGGGCAGCAGGTGCCAGCACCAGATTTATTACACTTCTCTTCGATTTGACCGTATGAGGTTTCACCCGTCATGCCAGCGATAGCTCTCTCCATAATGAATTTGGAGAAATCATCATTAACCGTATCGTAAGGTTTCATTACTTCGACTTCCGTTTACTTTTATTTATAAATGTCTTGATTGTATCTTTTGCTGTAGTTGGATTTTCATCCTCGTATCCTTTATGCTCGGTAACATCTTTGACCCAGGCACGAAACATGTCACCTTCTTCTGTAACAGCAATGACATAATTAATACCACGACGATGAATCTTACCTACCTGACCATCAGCGTTTCTCACCCAATCACCTTCTGAAAATACTTCACCTAAACGATAAGACTTTTGTTGGGACTGCTCAAAGACTTCTTTGAATGATTTCATTTTAAACCCATACCATTTCTTACTTCTTGCATTAATTGCATTTTTTCATTAACTGTTAATTTATCAGAGATACCCTTCTTAAAGGTCTCGGTGTCAAGTTTCTCAGCTGCAGCTCTCATTTTGCTCGCAGACATACCAGAGGCACCATCTGCGTCTGGGTCTCTCTCACCAGCAGAGACTACATCTAGATTTCTATATGTATATTCCACACCACTATATTTATCTAATAGTGCCTTATAACTAGGAATTCTATCAGACCCAGCAACCAGTGTCAAATCAGTATAGGTCCCCTGATACTCTTGCAACAATTTAATAATAGTATTCACATCTCTATTGTAGATGATGTGTGCTGCATGAGATGGAAACATCTTTTTCATATACTCCACCTTCTTATCAGATGGTAGTGGGTCTTTGGGTTTCTTATGAGTATGAGTAGGGTAGATGAAATAGTCATCTCCCTTGGCAATCTTAGCAACTGCCTCAATGAGTTTCTTGTGACCAATTGTAGGAGGATTGAATCTACCCCACGCTACTACTACTCTGCTCATTTATCTCCTGCTACCCAGTCTTTGGATACGTTAAAGTTTGCAACACTGAATGACAATCTGTCTACTAACTTGACTGCATTCCTGTCTTCACTGATAGCAACGAATCCTTCTGGCGCTGTTATCTCATAACCATTTTCTGTTTGTAGATATGTGCCAATCTTCTCACCCTTCTCCAGTTTACGGACAAAGAATGTTTTGGCATTCTGCAATGTTGTATATAGTCCAACTGCCTTAATCATCTCTGCTTCATTTGCTTCGATGAAATCCAGACCAGCATATAGTTTTGCAAGTTTGGTTGCTTTTGCCTTGGGTGTCTTCACCTTAGCAACTGCCTTCTGCACTTCACCCTCAAAGTATTTCTTGAAGTTGTTGACAAACTGCTTGGCATTGTTAACCTTGCGTCCCTGTCTGACATAAGTATTAAAGTAGATTTTCAATCTAGGACCGACAGTCAACTGGTCGTTTGCCTCAATCTGTGCAGCAACCTCGTCAAGGAATCCACCAGTTGCTCTGACTAGAGATGCACTGGCAGTCTTCATCCGCATGAGTTTCACTTTCTCTGCATCTGTCAGTAAGACATCCTTGCCCAACTCATCAATCTCTGCAGACAAGACAAGGACATCAGGACTACTCTTCAATTTCTTGACATCATATCCAAAGGTAGCAGACAACGCTTCGATGGATGCACCCCTGTAAGTAGTATGGAATACTACGCCAATCTTTGCACGCTTTGCTTTTTCATATAAGTCACTGTCCTCAGGGATGCAGTATGTAATTGTATTGGGTTTGAAAGTGATGCATCTCTTACCATCAATCGTCTCAAATTTCTTATCATCTGTAAATAGCAAATCACCTTGTGCTACACCATTGATACCCAGTTTAGGAAAATACTTCAGAGCATCTTTTAACTTGGCAACTAGACCAGGAGCATGTCCGTGGTTTACATCAATGTCTTCAGGTGTAGTGTTGACCTTTGCTTCTTTATTGAAAACAGACTTGGTGCCAACAAAGAATGTCTGAGTGCCAGGATACTGACCACAGAAGATAGCAGGGGCACCATCCCACTTGGTAGTAACCTTAAAATTTTTGGTAGGTTTGCCAGAGAATGAATTAGCAAGCAAGTCCAGAAACTTGAATGCATCCACAGCACCCTGCTTGCCATCAAACAAGATGCTATCCTCTAAGTGCTCTAGGTGTGTATTCTTGCTCATCAGTATAGTTTCCCGAAAGGTCCGAAGCGTTTGCCTTTTTTCTGAGCAAGGAAACTCATGTCTGTCATAAACATGTTACGTTTCTTAGGCGTCATACCATGCAGCATGTTGAGGAATTGAATCTGCATCAGTTTTGACTTGGCAACATGGGGAGCAGTGCCGAATACCATTCTAATATTGTCGATTGCTTCTTCGGCATCACCGACATCAAAGTTTACATCCGACCTGAGACGCTGGATGATTCTCCTGTAGTCGTCCTCCTCTGCCATGAAACTGGTAACATCATTCGGATACCTGTTA